AACAATGAGTTCAGAGCAGACATCTTCCTGAAACCAACCAAGTCCATCAACTACATCACCCTGACCTTCGTTGCTACACGCACTGGCGTTAGCTTTGAAGAAGTCGCAGGTAGAGTTTGATTCTTAAAAATACTAACTATCTACCATAAGAGGAAAAACCAATGGCAACAAGAGCAAACAAAAACCTTTCTCAATTCAAGTCTAGACTGATTGGCGGCGGTGCCCGCCCCAATCTGTTTGAAGTAGAACTTACCGCCTTCCCTGGCGGTATTGGTTGGGATGCTGAAACCTTCCAGTTTATGTGTAAGGCAGCAGCAATCCCTGCTTCAAACATCGCGTCAGTTGATGTTCCTTTCAGAGGACGTATCTTCAAGGTCGCTGGTGATAGAACCATCGATCCTTGGACCATCACTGTTATCAATGATGAGAACCAAGCAATCCGCCGTGCATTTGAGCAGTGGGTTGAACTGATGGCACGTCTTGACAACAACATCGGTGCTACACAACCAGGAGCGTATATGTCTAACGCTACTGTCTACCATCTGGGTAGAGGCAGCACGATGGCTTCCATCAACAACGAAGGTGAAGAGAACGTTATCATTGCACAGTATCAATTCCTTGATATCTTCCCCACCAACGTTTCTCAGATCGACCTGTCCTACGATAATGGCGATCAGATTGAGGAGTTTACAGTAGAATTCCAGGTCAACAACATCCTGGCAAGTTCTTCTGGTCCTACTACTCAGCAGAACGAGAACGGTGAGGCTAATCTGAACGAAGCAGGCGGTCAATAATTGAACGCTAAATAGGGTATACAGGAAGTATACCCTAGAAAATAAATCATGGCGTCAAGATTATTTGGATTCTCAATTGAGGATACCGAAGAACAATCACCAACTACAGTTTCCCCTGTCCCCCCTAATAATGGGGACGGGGTTGATTATTATTCAAATAGTTGTGGTTTCTTTGGTTCTTACCTTGATATTGAGGGTATTTACAGGACAGAATACGATCTAATTCGTAGATACAGAGAGATGGCACTTCATCCTGAAGTGGATAGTGCAATTGAAGATATTGTAAATGAGGCAATTGTTTCTGATACTAACGAAACACCTGTCGAAATTGAACTTTCTAAACTGAATGCCAGTGATGGCATCAAAACAAAAATACGTAAAGAGTTCAAGTATATTCTTGATCTTTTAGATTTTAATAATAAAGCACACGAAATTTATAGAAATTGGTACATTGACGGTCGTCTTTATTATCATAAAATCATTGACCTAAAGAAACCTGAAGAGGGTATTCAAGAATTGCGTTGGATTGACGCAATGAAGATGCGCTATGTCAGAAAACAAAAGAAAAAACCCGGTGAGGACGGATCTTCTGTTAGAAGTTTTAGAGAAGAGCAAAGTCCTGCTGGTTATGACTTTCCTGATATTGAAGAGTTTTTTATCTACAATCCTAAGGGTTCATATCCATCTACCAATCCTATTACTAACCAACAAGGTAGTAAAGGAATTAAGATGACCAAGGATTCTGTTACCTATTGTACCTCTGGTCTTGTAGATAGAAATAAAGGTATCACACTTTCCTATCTTCATAAAGCAATCAAAGCACTCAATCAACTTAGAATGATTGAAGATGCTCTGGTAATTTACAGACTTTCAAGAGCACCAGAACGTAGAATTTTCTATATTGATGTTGGCAATCTTCCCAAGGTAAAAGCAGAACAATATCTGCGTGACGTTATGCAGCGTTACAGAAACAAATTAGTATATGATGCACAGACTGGAGAGATTCGTGATGACAAAAAATACATGTCAATGCTTGAGGATTTTTGGTTACCTCGCAGAGAGGGAGGACGTGGTACTGAAATTTCTACTCTTCCAGGAGGACAAAACCTTGGAGAAATCACGGACATTGAGTATTTTAAGAAGAAGTTATACAGAGCACTCAACGTCCCGCCGTCTAGGATGGATGGCGAAGGCGGATTTAATCTGGGTAGGTCCTCCGAAATCCTAAGAGATGAACTGAAATTTACCAAGTTTGTTGGACGTTTGAGAAAAAGATTCTCAAATATGTTCAATGATATGCTCAAGACTCAATTGCTTCTGAAGAATATTATTACTCCAGAAGATTGGGAAAATATGAGTGAGTATATTCAGTATGATTTCCTGTATGATAATCACTTCTCTGAACTGAAAGATGCTGAATTGATGAATGAAAGAATGACTCTTCTTCAATCGGCAGAACCATATATCGGTAAGTATTATTCTCAGGACTTTATCCGTCGTCAAGTTCTCCGTCAAACTGACTTGGAGATTATTGAGCAGGATGAACTCATGGCAAAAGAAATAAAAGCAGGACTTTATCCTGATCCCGCAACTATTGATCCAACAACTGGTTTACCATTTGATATGGCACCACCAGCAGAAGGGGCACCAACATCAGCAACTACTGATTTAGGTAAACCTCAAATAGAACCATCTCCTGATGAGGATGCAACAGAAGCACCTAAAATTCCTAAGGGTGGGGAAATATAAATACGTTTAGTAATTTACTGACAAATATCAATGGATGATCTTTTAGATATGATTATCGCTGACGAATCACCATCTCAAATTAGTGATACGATCAAAGATATGCTTTTTGCAAAAAGTGCAGAAAGAGTAGAAGCAGCACGTTCCGTTGTTGCTAATGGAGTTTTTGGCGAAGACGATGTTGAAGTCGAAGTTGAAGATGAAGTTGAATTAGTTGTAGATGATTCTGTTGATACAGAAGAAGATACAGAAGAAGTATAAATAAAATATATCAGTAGCAATAACATGGCCAGAACATTACTAGTAGGTGCTGAAATTGCATGTCCAACCACTGTAGGAACTGCCACTAGTTTTAGTGAGGCAACTGTGGTGCGCTTGGTCAATACAGATTCGTCAGCACATTTGGTTACTCTTTTAGAAGAACAAAGTGGTGCAGGTATTGGTTCTATGACTCTTCCAGCTGGTGCTGTTGAGTTTTTAGAAAAGAAACCAGCACAAGTTGTTCTTGCTGCAAATGCAAATGTAAAAGGCGCAAAAGTAGGATTTACAGGTTAATCAAATGAAACTCATCACAGAAGAAATCGAACAGGTTGAATTTATCGTTGAACAACGCAACGGTAAGAAGAGTCTGTATATCGAAGGCGTTTTCCTTCAGGGTAACATTCAAAACCGTAATGGTCGTATGTATCCTATGGAGACTCTGAGAAGAGAAGTTGCTCGTTATAATGAAAGCAATATTGTTTCTGGGAGAGCACTTGGTGAGTTGGGTCATCCAGATGGTCCTACTGTAAATCTTGACAGAGTTTCACATAAGATTGTTTCTCTGAAAGAATCTGGTTCCAACTTTATTGGTAAAGCAAAAATCCTCAACACCCCCATGGGTAAGATTGCTGCTTCACTGATTGATGAGGGTGTAAAACTTGGTGTTTCATCTAGGGGTATTGGTTCAATAAAACAAACCCGCGAAGGTGTAAATGTTGTAGGCGAAGATTTTATGCTCGCTACTGCTGCTGATATTGTTGCTGATCCTTCGGCTCCTGATGCTTTTGTTGAGGGCATTATGGAAGGAAAAGATTGGGTATGGGACGGTGGTATTCTCCGCGAAAAACTTGCAGAGAAAACATACGCTCAAATCAATACTTTAGTTGACACAAAACAATTAGAAGAAAACAAGCTGTTCTTATTTGATCAGTTCCTTTCTAATTTATAACTTTATAAATAAATATAGATTAAAATCGAAAGGTAATCGGAGAGTTCAAATGTCCCGTGGAAAATCATTACAAGAAATGGAAGTAAAGACACAACAATCCCGTACCGCTGTCAACAGTGGTGCGAAGGCTGCTGAGGCAATGCCTAAAATGTCTGATCCAGGAACCCAACTGGGTTCTGTAGAAGATTTGGGTGGTCCTACCCCCGAAAACTACAAGCCCGATGATGACTCAGCAAAACTGAGCACTCCCGGCGGAACTCTCAAGCAAGTTAAAGACGTAGTTAACAAAGGTGCAAAATCCGCAGAAGCTATGAAGTCCATGAAAAAGGAAGAAGAAGAGTTCGACACCGAAGCAGTAATCGAAGAAGAGGAAGAGACAACCGAAGAGGTAGTCGCTGAATCTGAAGAAGAGGTTGCTGAGTATGATCTTGAAGAAGATGTAAATGCACTTCTTGGTGGCGAAGAACTTTCTGAGGAGTTCAAAGCAAAAGCAAAGACCATCTTTGAAGCTGCTATCAACGCTAAACTTAGCGAAATTCAAGCAACTCTGGAAGAACAATACGAAGAGAAGTTTGTTGCTGCTCTCAATGAAGAGAAAGAAGCACTTGCTGAGCGTGTTGATTCTTACCTTGAGTATGTTTCTGATGAGTGGTTTGAAGAAAACGCACTCACTATTGAAAACGGTCTGAAGACCGAAATGACTGAATCATTCCTTGCTGGAATGAAGAATCTTTTTGAAGAACATTATGTATCAATCCCTGAAGACAAATATGATGTAGTCGAGAGCATGGTAGAAAAACTTGATGACATGGAGACCAAGCTTAACGAGCAAATTGAGAAGAACATCACTCTGAACAGCAGACTTGCTGAATCAGTTGCTGATGGTATTCTTGATCAAGTTTCCGATGGACTCGCGTCCACACAAAAGGAAAAACTTGCTTCCCTGGCGGAAGGTGTTGAGTTTGAAAGTGAAGAAACATATCGTGAAAAACTGGAAACTCTGAAGGAATCGTATTTCAATTCCAAGCAAGTTCCAGCACAGACCAAGACTGAAACCCTTTCTGAGGGTACTGACGTATCTGGTGTCCAGTACACCGATTCGATGGCCGCATACCTAAGAACCATGGGCAACTTTGGTCTGGGCAAATCCTGAATTTAATATCAATTCAAACGTAAACTTTCCACTAACCGATAGGTAAAAGCAAATGTTCCAATCCGAGCACTTGCAGGAAAAGTGGGCACCTCTTCTCAACCATGAAGGTTGTGAAAAGATCTCTGATCCCCATAGAAGAGCTGTTACCGCTGTCCTGCTTGAAAACCAAGAAAAATTCCTGAGAGAGCAATCCTCCTTCGAGCATGGAGGAATGCTGACTGAGGCACCTAACGTCAACACTGACCCTTCCGCAACCGGTAATCCTGGTTTTAGTGGCAGTGCTGCTTCCCCCGTTGCAGGTTTCGACCCTGTTCTGATCTCCCTGATCAGACGCTCTATGCCTAACCTGGTCGCTTATGACCTGGCAGGTGTTCAGCCTATGTCTGGTCCTACTGGACTCATCTTCGCGATGCGTTCTAAGTACACCGATCAGAATGGTTCCGAAACATTCTTCGATGAAGTAGATACCGCATTCTCCGGTCAGGACAAAGGTTTCGACGAGACTGGTGGTTTCGCAGACGCTAATGCTGGTCTGGGTACAACTGCACAGGCTGGTTCTAACCCCGCAGTTCTGAACCCTGTTGGTTCCGCTACCTCCACAGCGTATAACGTTGGTGGTGGCATGACCACTCAAACTGCTGAAGATCTGGATGGTACAGGCAACAATGCCTTCAACCAGATGGCATTCAGCATCGAGAAGGTTACTGTTACTGCGAAGTCCAGAGCACTGAAGGCTGAGTACAGTCTGGAACTGGCTCAGGACCTCAAGGCAATCCACGGTCTGAACGCAGAAGCAGAACTTGCTAACATCCTCTCTACTGAAATCCTTGCGGAAATCAACAGAGAAGTCATCAGAACCATCTATAAGGTTGCTGAGCAAGGTGCTGTTTCTAACACCGCTACCGCTGGTCAATTTGACCTGGATATCGACTCTAATGGTCGTTGGTCCGTTGAGAAGTTCAAGGGTCTCCTGTTCCAAATCGAGCGTGACGCTAACGCAATTGCACAGCGTACTCGTAGAGGGAAGGGCAACATGATCATGTGCTCTGCTGACGTAGCATCTGCACTGACCATGGCTGGTGTACTTGATTACACCCCTGCTCTGAACGCTAACCTGAACGTTGATGACACCGGTAACACCTTCGCTGGTGTTCTCCAAGGTAAGTATCGCGTTTACATCGATCCCTATTCGGCAAACCTGACCGCAGGTAACGCTGCTGGTGGTAACCAGTATTACGTTGTTGGTTATAAGGGTTCTTCCCCTTATGACGCAGGTCTGTTCTATTGCCCCTACGTTCCCCTTCAAATGGTTCGCGCCGTTGGAGAGAACTCCTTCCAGCCCAAGATTGGCTTCAAGACCCGTTATGGTCTTGTTGCTAACCCCTTCGCAGAAGGTCTTAACGCTGGTCTGGGTCGCCTTCGCGTCAACAGCAACCGCTACTATCGTCGCGTTGCAGTCAAGAACCTCATGTGATTCAAGTTCACATATTTACAAGACCTCCTTCGGGGGGTCTTTTTTTATGATATAATATAAAAACTAACGACAACAGTTATGTGGTTTTTTAAGATGGTTTGGGAACTTATTACAGGAACATGGAAACCTCCAATCTGAGACCCTTGGGTCTTTTTTTATGCCTATAAATAACTAAAAAACGATGTCTACACCAATTGAGAACAGGAACTTTCTTGCACCTGTTGGTTTTGTATTTACAATCGACAGAATCAAAAAGGTATCATATTTTTGTAATCAAGCAAATATTCCTGAACTGACATTAGGTGTTGCTGAACAAGCAAATTATCTCAGAAATATTCCTGTACCTGGAGATAAGATTGAGTTTGGTGACCTAAACATCAGGTTCTTGATTGATGAAGACATGACCAACTATATGCAAATCCAGAGATGGATTCGTGGTCTTGGTTTTCCAGATAGTCTCAAGGAGTTTGATGATCTAGAAACACAAAGAACATTACCAAATAATGTAACTGGAAGAAGAAGATTTGCACAAGATGGTGATCAAATTTATTCTGACGGTTCTATTCAAATATTGAATAGTAATAATATTCCTAGTTTCCAAGTCAACTTCAAAGACTTGTTTCCGTATAATCTATCAACCATTACGTTTGATTCAACTGATACGGACATTGAATACTTTACTGCTGATGTATCATTCAAATATGTCAGTTATGATATTACAGATGCTACAGGTAATCCTATATGAATTTTGACCTTGATAAGATTCAAGAGATGTGGGTGAAGGACTCAAAGATTGATCCAGACAACCTACACAATGAATCATTGAATATTCCCGTATTACATGCGAAATATTTTGAAGTATACAATAACATAAATCTGCTAAGAAAAAGAGCAGAGCAACAACGTAAAAATATTCGTCATGAAAGATATGAATATTTTAGCGGAAAAGCAGACCCCGATGTCTATATTGAAAATCCCTTTCCAAAAAAGATTAGAGATAAAGACACCATGCAAAAATATTTGGATGCAGATGAGAGACTCTCAGCAATTTCGTTAAAGATAGAATACTACGAAACAATGATGGTATACATCGAAAGTATTCTCAAACAAATTAGTAATCGTACTTATCAAATCAAAAATTCAATTGAGTTCATGAGATTCAATGCAGGATTAGGATAATGGAAGACGAAAACTATTACCAAGTAGAATTACCAATTGAGGCAATACGAATTATTCATGTTGGGTTGTCTCAGGCAGTAACTAAATGGTCTGGAGGAGATCCTGCAGAGCAGGAAGATTTACTTGCAATGAGAGATCATTTCTATAGAATTATGTTAGAACATAGGTTTCAAAATATGTAATAAATAATTTGCAGATAAATGAATCCTTGTGATTGACACTTCTGCAAATCTTGTTATATCTAAATCTAATGAGGTATTTCTAAAGGTAAAAACAGAACCGCATATAGAATACGAACTTAGAGATCATTTTAAATTTGAAGTTCCAAATGCAAAGTTTATGCCACAGTATCGTGGTAGAAATTGGAACGGAGAAATTCATTTATATGATATGAGGTCAAAGCAAATCTATGTTGGTTTGCTAGATAAAATTGTGACCTTCTGTGAGCAATACGGATATAGTTATAAGTTTGAAGATAATAAATTCTATGGCACTCCATATGAGGAGAATGAACATATCTCTATGGAGGGTGTCAAAGATTATATGAATTCCATTTGTGCCCATACTCCCAGGAAGTACCAAATTGAGGGAGTATACGGTGCCCTAAAGCATAATAGAAAACTGTTGATATCGCCCACTGCTTCTGGCAAATCTCTGATGATTTACTCTCTAGTAAGATATTATGAGAGCAAAGGCGAAAAAATTCTTTTAGTTGTTCCCACGACATCTCTTGTAGAACAGATGTATAAGGATTTTCTTGACTATGGTTGGGATGCTGATTCATATTGTCACCGTATCTATTCTGGGCGTGAAAAGAGCAATGATGCTCCTGTAACTATTACTACGTGGCAATCTGTATATAAGTTAGAGCGTTCCTTCTTTGAAGACTATGGTGTCATTATAGGTGATGAGGCACACTTATTCAAGTCTAAGTCACTAATTAATATTATGACTAAACTTCACCATGCAAAGTATAGATTTGGTTTTACAGGAACTTTAGACGGCACACAGACGCATAAATGGGTGTTAGAGGGATTGTTTGGTCCATCATATAAGGTAACCAAAACAGAAGAACTTATGAGACAAGGACATTTGTCCCAGCTAGATATTCAATGTTTGGTTCTCAAGCATCCTCCAAGAACATTTGATGTTTATGAGGATGAGATACAGTATTTAATCACGCACGAACAACGTAATAATTTTATCAAAAATCTAGCATTAGATACTAAAGGAAATAGTC